AGGAACTTGTCTACCTCCCTTATCTTTCATACCAACTTGCTTATATCCATCCCAACAAGCCTCATTTAATTCCACACTTTCACTGCAAGTTTTCCAACCACCACCTTTTTCTTTGTAGTTTTTTGCAGCCCATCCGTTTGCGTATGCTGATGGATAAACATCAAATTTAGATTTTGCTGCTGCTTTAGATGCTGCCCATTTACCTGCATCGGTTGGGCAATTCTTTTCTAAAAATAGGTTTATTTTTTCTTCTATACTCATAGTTTCATTTTTTGGTTTGGTTGAAACATTTATTGGTTTTTTGCCTTGTCCACTACTATCTTTACCACCTCTACCCGCATCATTTTGTGCAGCTCTTTTTCTTCTAGTAGCACTTTCTTTTTCTTTTTTACTCATTCCAGCAGCTTTTGCCGCAGGAACACATTTTGCATAACCCCTTTTTTCTCCCGAAGTTCCGCATGGCGGATGCTTACCATCGACTTTTTTGCCGATGTTTACCCATTTTTCTTTAAACCATTTATCTAAATCTTCGTTCATCTATAAGAGTTTCAATATATAAATATAAAAAAATTAACGAAGTAACCAAGTTAAGTTTTCTACCTCACCTCTACCCACTTCCATTTCATACGGATTCTTGCCAGACCAGCCTGTGGAATATACTCCATCAAACTGATTTATTTGAGTTGAATTCAACATACTCTTTGTTAAATCAATTCCTTCTTGTCTCAAACGAAGTGCGGTGTTACGAACCCAAAGTCCGATTGCTAATGCCATTACCAAGTCATCATTGTATCCCTTCATTGCTTCTGCTCTACCACCATGCCAAATAAATGTAAACATTTCATCTATCAATCTACCACTACGAATGAGGATATCCTTATCACTCATGTATGTATCCAATGCTGATATGATAAGAGGACGGGTTTTGGATGTTGTAGAGAATCCAGCAACCATTTGTTTTTCATCTCTATAAAACTTATTACTCATTTGTTTTTCAACATCAATATATTTTAGGTCATTACTCATATAGAATAAATTACCATACTGTCTATCAATTATTTGTTGAATACATGCCCAACCTACGTTTGAGTTTTCTACGACTAATAGAGCGTTATTATATTCCGTTGCCAACGATGTTAAAAAATTACCAAAATGTTTTGTTTCAATCTTACCTCTGTATTCGGCTACTTGCGTACAATCTTCAATATCAATTATTTGTGCAGTAGAATAATCGGCCCCATCTCCCCTTGCAACGTCAGCTACAACCATATATTGTTTATTGTAATTTGGATATTCCCAAATCCATAAATTATTATCAAACCCTCTTTTTTCAATCGGGTCCATTACATAGGTATCTTTATACCAAGTCAATAATGCAGGGTCAATTATGGTATCACCAGAACCGATGAAGTCACAATCACATTCTTGTGCCGAACCTTTAACTCCCAAAATACGGGTTTGTTCATCTCTCCACGCCTGATTTCTTTCAGGGTGAACTGTCCAATGTAGATTGATACAATTAAATCCGTTTGCACCACTCTCACCATCTACCCACATTTTGTGAAACCAGTTACCCACACCATTCGGAGTAGATAATACAATTGCAGCTCCACCCGTTGATAGAGTAGATTGCGCTGATAACCAAATTTCATCAATATCTCTAATGAATGCAGCCTCATCCACTACCAATAGGGATAGGGCTTCAGAACGTCCTGCATCAGGTGAGGATGCGATTGCTTTGACCTGTGAACCGTTTTTTAATTTAAGTGATAGTTTGTTATCTTCAGCTGCCGCAGTTCCTCCATCCCTCAACCAAACGGGAAGTAAATCGTGCATTACCCTAACTTTTTCTACGAGATTTTTAGCTACCGTCACTTTTGTTGCAATAACCAATGCATTATAATCCTGATTGAATATCATTTTCCAAAGAATAAATCCCGCAGAAAGAGTTGATAAACCTAACTGACGAGATTTTAGAATGATATTAAAACGATGGTCTTTAAAATCAGTTAAGCAATCCTCTTGAAAAGAATAAAGGTGAAAGGGTATTTTCCCTCTCACCGGATGTTGAATAACACAATATTTCTTCATAAAGTAAATGGGGTCTCCCGCGCATTTACGATATTCTTCAGAAATTATTTCTTTTAAAGTTTTTTTTGGTTGTCCTTGAACTCCCATATTATTTTTTTAATTTAATCTTCCAATATGTTCCAAATCCAACATAAGGAGAGAATGCACCATTTATTCCATCGGTAGTTCTATTATTAACACCGATATTTAAGTTGTATATTTTATCTTTTTTTGTTTTAAGAATTAGACCAGCTCCTACTGCAGATACATAATCTTCTTTGTTGAATCCCCCATTCAAACCAAAATACACCTGATTTTTTGCAGGTTCTTTAACGATTAATTCTTCTTTGATGATTCTTTCTCTAACTTTAGCATCAAATGTTCTACCTAAAATTCTGTTTTGAGATATAGTATCAGTTACAGATACCGTTCCCAATGAATCAGGTAATACCAATACATCTTTGTATAATACTTTTGAGTAATAATTTTTAAGTAATGCCGCAGTATCTATATTAGATGGAATAAAAACTTCTTTCTCTACGATTGTTTCGTGATAAATATCTTCTCCTCTTTTAGTTACAACTTTAGTTTTGATTACATCAACGGTATCAATTGTATGTTTAATAACTTCATATTTTTTACCATCTATTGTAATAGTTCTACCACCTGGCATAACTCCACCTGGATTAAACCATTGTAATAACACATAAATAATCAATGCTGCTATAGCAATGTTCTTAAAATTCAATAATTTTTTCATAATTTTTAATTTTTTATAAGCTCTGAATGATTTAATTCTCGTAACTTATCTTCTAATGCTAACTTTCTTTCTAATAATGCTTCTATTGCATCGTATGCTCCATCAATATCAGTTTTTAAATCAACTTTTACTTTTTCAATATCAATATCCCATTGCCATTTACTAAATGAACCATCTTCGTTAAGCATTTCAATTTGTTGAGTTACACTATTAAATGCTTCTTCTAATTGTGATTTAGTATCTCTAACAAAATCTAATTTATTTAATGTTATTCTATAATCTTCATAAAACGCCCAACTACCATCTTCTCGTAGTGATTGTTCTATTTTTCTCATACAAGTTACACAATATCCAGTTCTAACAATTAATTTTTTATCTGCATTACTATATTGTATTGTTCCACAATTTTCAGAAGAACAAGTTGTTAATTTTTTTAAATATTCTCTGGCATCATCTAATTTGGTGGTATTAATTTTGAAACCTTCTTTTTGTTCCCATTCATTACCAGCTTCATCTACCCAAATTTCTCCAACTTCTTTTTTTGTTTCATCTGCCTTTTCATAACCAAACACATTTTGATTATCATCGGTTCTACCAAATACCGTATCTATAATTAGTTTACGAGATTTGTGTATGTGTTTATTTTTTTCGTCAAAACTTTTTCTTTTTGTCATTTTTCTATATTGTTATAACCTATTTATTAATAATATATATTAAATTTATTCGTAAAATATACCTAAAATTTGATTTAGTGGTGCAAATGTACCTGTTAATTTATAAGTGTTACCTTTATAAACGAATACAATACCTTCGTTTGGAACTATTTTATCTTTACCACCTATAGATGCTAATCTACTTAATTCCATTTTTAATTTAGCTATTTTAGATACATCACCACTACCTCTTACCTTTTCTGCAGTAGATTCCAATCTGCTTTTCATATCGGCAATTGCTGAATTTGGATTTGCGGTTAGTACTGAACTCATAAATGAAAGAACATCAGCACCTACTCCCAAAAATATTTCTTCAAATTGTCTAACATTTTCTTTTTGTTGCTTTGCTACATTTACTTTATCATTTTCAATTGCCCATTCTTGAGCTTCTTTATCAGCAATAGTATTTAAACGGAATGATTTATCACCAAATGCCCATCTTCTTACCAATGCTTCTTTTTCTAATTTTTGTAATTTAACTTTTGATTTATTTACAAAATTTTCCCACCATGCTTGATGATATTCGGAAACACCATCATTATTGGATAACCCAAATTCAGATTGTAATTTTTGTAATTTACTTAAATATTTATTTTGTTTTGCACTCAAATCTTCATTTTTAGGAAGTTGTGTGACAGGAGGTCCTTGAATTGTATACTTTGATTGAACATCGGCATTCACCTGCTTAATCATTCCTGCTAATTTAGTTGCAGCTGATTGGTCAGCACCTACCGCACTTCCTTTTTCATCATAACAAGTTGTGTTATGGAATACTAAAAGAGCCTGTCCATACGGAATAACATTTACCGAAGTTGGCCAAATTACTTCCAAATTCATAAAACACTGACCTTCGTTAAATATTTTCTTTCGTTGTGGTTCTGAAAGAGATTGAACTGCTGCTGATAAATCTTTCATTGCAAAGTTATAAGCATCGGTTAATCCACCTCTGCCACCAAATTTAGATGCAACATCTTCAATTCCCATTGCGTTTGCTCCTGCATTTGCCAAATGTCCTTTGTTTCTTGCTGCAATTAATCTACCATTTTTCCAACTGATTGCCAATGCCTGTCCATCGGTTTTTTCTCTTGTCAATTCCAATTCACCAGTTAATGCACCAGTTATTATGTTTTTTAAATCACCAAAAGTTAAATCCATATCATCAAATGGGTGAGACATGTGCCCGTATGCACCACCTTCAGTTAAAAGAGATTCATTTACTAATCCTGTTTTTGAAAAATCACCTTTAATAGTACCACTTTTATTTACTGAATAAACACGAACACCAGCTTTTTGAATTTCGTCTGCCACTTTTTCTACAACATCAGGAGATACTTTATAAAAACGAAGGAAATTATTACCATCATAACTATATCCATTATTTACAATATTATGAAATCCTCTTACAGAAGTAGATGTAGTTTTCATTGCATTTACACCATGCTTTTTCAAAATAGCGTTTACTACCTTTTTTACAGGATTCATTTCCGCTTCGTTTAACTTAACTCCTGCGTATTCTAATCTATACTCATAGTATTCTTTTTTAATATCATAAGGAACTTTTGAATTCTTTCTGAATATTTCATCTACCATCTTTCGAGTATCGTTTGATGATAGTTTCCATTTTACTTTATCTTTATCTAATGTAAAAAAAGTATTTAAAGTAAAATCTATTTTGGTCAACATCGGTTTCAAAATTTCATTTTTAAAAAATGAATAGTATTCTTTCCGTTGTGAACCATCTA